CCCGGCAATCGCCGTTGATGTCGGCTCTCAAGGCCATACAAAACGGCGAACAGAACAGGGTTGTTAATAGTATTATTTTCCACACAAAGGGCCTCCTATGTTTATGGTTGATGATACTGTCATTTTAAGTTCTCCTGAAAATAGTTTATTTTTTAATCTTTTCCAATGTAGTTACAGGTCATTATGATAGACGGACATGCCGGTATTGCAGGGGTTACACCCGCGCTGTCCGCAACCGCCGCAATAGCGTCTAACCGAATATCCGTATCATTTCCGTACATCCAAAATTCAAAGTAGTCAGAAGCGTCAAAATGGTAGAGAAAATTTACCGTGATAATCGTATTGGAGTTCTGACCCTTAAATGAGTAATAGGTTGAGCTATTATCAACATTGACACCTCCCTTTTTCATCCATATTGCAATCTGTTTTCCAACTGGGCTTGCATCCGAGCATATAACCATCGCACTAATCGTAATTAGATAAGACCCTGCTTTTGTAATTGTGAATCTTGATGAAGAAGTCCGTGTAATTAAAGAATGGTGAACATCCGTATCGAACGTAATAATCTGTTCTTCGGTTGCATCCGTTATCGCTTGGTCGGTGCTATCCGATTGCATCATGTGTGGTAAAACAATACCAGCCGTACCAGCAAAAGAAATATCACCGGTAGAAGAAACATCCGCCTTATTTGTTCCATCCCCCGTCGTGCTTCCCCCCGTCAGCGTGGACAGGCCGGAGATAGTCGCCGCGCCGGTAACGTCCAGTGCAACGGTGGGAGCCGTTGTTGACCCGATTCGTGTATTGCCGTACAGAGCATTGTTCACGGCTGTCGCCTGAAATATACCCCAGTTTATATCTGCGCCAGTAACCTTTTCTAAATATATTCCATAACCTGTACTGGTATGAGTTGCCCCTGCGTCTGTTGTGGTAACGGCTATATTTAACCCTTTTCCAAGTGTTTCTACACCTGCCGCCGCCGCGATGACTGGGGCAACTAACACAGTAGAATCTAATCCTGTCGCTTGTGTGTACCAGTATTCAGTGGCATTATTGTATGTTTGCGAATCGTTCGCTGTTATCATTGTTCCTGCTGTTTTTGTAAGATTCAATGCCCTTGCGGTTGCGGCACTTGACGCGCCATCAGTCAGCGTCATTGAATTTGTAGCAGTAAACTCAAGTCCTCTTGTTACAAATCCACCCCACTTACTGGAAGATGAAGCAACCGTTCTTGTTGCGTTTCCAAAAAGACCATAGAGAAAATCCGACCCGATTGTGCCCGTAGTGTATGTTACTCCAGATGTAATAATTGAGCCAAGTCCTGCTCGAACAATACCCCCCGTTGTGCTTGCCCATGATTCGGTTGTGTTTGAAAAAACAGAATAAGATAAATTCGACTGTTTTGTAGCATGGTCAATACCAATAAGAAAACTGGTCCCATCAAACGTCAGATTCGCCGAATCCTGTAACAAACCCGATGCCCCGGCATAAGTCACCCTGCCCGCCGTCAGGCCCGAATCGGTGATATTGGCAAATGTCGGGCTGCTCGCCTGCTTAACCGCTTGGTCTAAATAATCCGAAAACTGATACCCATCCCATAAATCGGCATTCAGGTTGGTATTGAGGGTTGTGGACGTACAGGCATAGGGACTTGTTCCAATCGCCACATCAGAAACAAAGTTGTCCGATGTGGCAACGCCCGTTACCTGCACGTCATTGTTAAACAGAAAGTCGCCCGCGGATTCATCCCATGTAACCACCCCGTCGTTTGATGCGTTGAATTTAATCGTATAGTCCGCCGCCGTCCCATCACCCAAGACAAGCTGTGTGCCCTGTAATTCTAAATCCCCCTCGAGGAGAACATTATCCCCAGAGTCGGCAATGACATTCTGCCGAAGATTCGTCGTGGTTCCAAAGCGGTGAATGTCGTTTGTGGTATAGGGGTTTTCGGGAGCGGCCCGCAAGGTAGGATAACTCACGCCTTCCACAATTTCCCATACCGTCGTAAAGTCCCATGCCGAGCCGCCGGTGTCAAAGGTCGCCTGTGTCTTCATCTGCGCCGTGGTGGCCCCGTTCATATCGTCTGCTGCCCCAAACGATGCGACCGCCGTTTTGTACTCGGTGGGGGCGTTAATCGTGCCATTCGTCAGATTGTCAGTCATCACGACCATCGCTACATCGGTCTCGAGATATGCTCCGGCAAACGAGATTTTGAGCGGGTAGTTTTGCCGGAAATAATAATCGCTCGGCCACGATGGATTTGCCAAAATCAATGTTCCGGCTCCCCATACGGCATCTAATTTTGTTTGAACCTCTGAAAACGGGTCGTTCCAGTCCATCTCCGCCGATTGACCGTCAAAGGTAATGGTGTAGGTTCCGGCAGTCGGAATGCCGGTCATGGTTACTTGCTGTACCTCATTGCGCCCCGAACCTGCCGCCGCCGCTCCCGTGGCTTCGTTATCCCAGAAACAATCCGTATAAGTCTCAGTTCGGTCTTCACTGTACCCCACAAATCCCATCTTGGTATAGCATCCATTGGTTTCCTCGAACCAATTCTTTTGCGAAATCTCCCCCGTCGCATAGCAATTTGTATAGCTCTGTCCAGTTCCGTTGTCTGCGACATAGCCAACAAAAGACCCGAATCCAGTTGTAAGGCCTATAAAACTTCCTGTATACGTTACATCGCCCTTGGCGTAACAATCGGTAATATCAACATTATTTACTGTTTGACCAATTAGACCACCCACCCCACTTGTACCATTTGAACCTCCGCTTATGTTAACATCAACACCACACCGTTGGATAGCAGCAATGCCCGTCGCGTATCCTATCAATCCACCAACATGCAAACTTGCAGTACCCATATTTATAGTACCAGATACAAAACAATCACTCACCGTTGAAGTTCCGTGTAAGTCCCCAACGAGACCTCCTAATGGCCCGGCGGTTGTTTCGGTATAACTGATATTGATGAGTTTGACATTTTGAATCGTTGTGTCTGTCGCCTCTCCAAAAAATCCCTGATAGAGTTGGACTCCGGCTTTATTCATGGTTAGATTCGAGATGATGTGTCCGCCGCCGTCAAAAGTTCCGGTAAACTCTGTTGTACTGTTTCCAATCGGAACCCATTCGTTGCCCGCCGCGTCAATATCCGCCGCCAAGCGGTAGGAAGAAGATAAATGATTCGCCATATCGGCCAACTCGGCGTAGGTGAATATCAGATAGGGGTTTGTGGGTGTCCCCAATTCGGCGGCATCCGCTCGAAACTCGCCCACTCCCCCAAATAACGCTAATCCGCCCCGCACCATTCCCGTCGTGTTCAGGTCATGCGTTACAAGGTCAGTATCCCCATTATCATAAAGAATCACATCATCCATCCATTCGGTTAATTCCGTCCATTCTGCATCGGTTAAATGAAAATACTCATTCGTTGTGCCGCCCTGAATCGCCTTCCACGTCGTTGTCAGAGTATGGTCGATAATCCCGCTGGTGTTAATATCCGCCCAGTTTATATCCGTACCATCGCTCAAGAGAATATAGTCGTCAGTGCCTATCGTCAATTCAGACCATTTTGGAGTAGAATCCCCGATGATTATTGACCCCCTCGATACCGTGCCGGCCGTCGTGTCGCTGTGCTGTGTCGATAACAAGCTGTGCCCAGGTATGTTCGCAGGGTCGTCGTGATACGCCTTATTAGGCGCGTCTGTGGTCGCTGTAGGGGTTGCTACCTCGGCAACCTTGCCGCCGGCGGCGTTCAGACCAACGCCGAAAGCCGAAGATACTACCAAAAGAAATAGTGTTATAAAAATATTCATCATTTAAGACCCCGTAACATTTCCCTGCCGTACCCAAGCCCCGGCAATCCGTTTTTCAAAGTTCAGGTTTTCGCCCGATATTCCCACGCGCCATGAATCATCCGATGTTTTGTCGCCAATATAAATCCAGATTTCGCCCGACTCGCTTTCAGAGGTAATCTCGACCGTGGTAATATCCGAAAGCAGAAACTTATACATCGTATCCAGAGCATCCTTAAAAAGCTGAAAATGATGCTGAATGGCTTCCAACTTATTCGACTTCAAGTCTCTGGCGAGAGGTAATCCGATTGTTTTTGGCCCGCGTCGTCCCATAGTTTACCTATTGTCATCCACTTCAAAGTCTCTGAAAATAATTCCAATAAATTCCATGTCGTCCGTGCTTTCAATCTTGAACAAAAACGATTTCGCCCGCATATCAAACGGAAGGTGGACAATGACTGTTTCCGGTTCGTTAGAATCCGTAAACGAGACAGTCCCCAACGACTGCCAGCTTTTCTCCGTGTCCCGCTTGACGTAAATGGCGGCGCTGCCGGCCGATTTTCGGTTAAAGATAAAGTCCGCCCCGTTATTGATGCGTTTGTACAGGTTTAGCGATTTCGGGCTGGACAGAGTGGTTGAAAAAATGACTATTCCCGTAAATGTCGTTATGTCGTCGTTAATCGTTGTGTGCAGGTCAAACGTGTTGCCGAGATAATCAGAGGCAATATCAAGCGGAAATCCAACAATGTTTCGGGGGGTGTCGTAAATCAGCCATGCGGCCCCCCAGTCCGCGTATGTGGCATAAGGAAGCGTATCATACGTAAACGCCGCCTGCTGCGTAAAGTCGCCGAACGCGCGGACGGGAATTTCAGAGATATGCGCCCGCCCGCTGTTCGGATGAAAGGAAACAATCACATCATTGGTATCACTATTATTGCTTGGAATCGCCCACCAAATCTCCTCAAACTCATCAATCCATGTGCCCTGTATATATTCCGCTTGGGAAGTGTTCATGTTCTTCATGGTTACATCGACCAGCGTGCTAATCGCATCGGGGGTTTCGATTTCCCGAATCGTCAAGTCAGAGGCAATCCAATACATCCGCCCGGCCTTGTCATTGATAATTGAATCGGCGCTTAGATTTCCGACTTTCAAGGTATATTCCTGCCACTCGAACACGGTATCCGCCGTTACAATCCAGCCCCTGTGCATACTGTCCTGCTTGGAAACGACCAGATTGTCCCCATGCCGACCGAAACCCATCAAGAAGCCCTTGGTGGAGGTAAAGTCCTTGCTTCCCGCATCTCCGTCGCCGTTTTCATCAAAGTCAATATCCGTTCCGCCTGTTCCCAATGAAGCCCACCGAATCCGCTGCGGGTATGCTATTCCGCCCTCGGTGGTATAACCCAGAATCAAATACCGCTCAAACGAGGTGATGTGTTTACACGCGGTTAAAAAGGTGGTACCGTCCGCCACATCAATTCCGTTGGCCGCATCGTCTAATACGGAAAAATTGTTCCCCGCGCTGCCGTCGATATTCCACCATAGCACCTTATCGGAGTTATTGGTCGCTACGACATTGCGAAGATGGTCAATAATCTCCCACCGTGTTACCGCGTTCGGTAAAGTATTCGTCCACTTGACGGTTAAAGATAAATCGACTAACGACCAAACCAGAAGATGGTACTTGGTCCCTAATATCAGGTATTCGCCCTGTGTGCTGTGCTTGATATGCCGATGATAACGCAAAACAGGTGTAGTCCCGACAAACAGATTGCCGGGCGTTGCACCTTCCGCTGTTAAATCCTCGACCGTCGTAATGCTGCTTGACGTTGGCAATGTCGCCACCTTAAACGTGATATTATTAGCCGCTGTGGTTCCTCCGTTGATGCGGATGGTATCACCAATCGCTAAAACTGTATTGCCCGCCGAATGGTCGCCTGTGATGTTGATGGTTTTGGTCCCAGTTACGATACTGGTAATGGTATAAACATCGGTGGGGGCTTTGATTTTAACGCCCTCTGAATCTGTCAATTCCGCCAATCGACCCTTGATACGGTCATATCGACCATACCGATAGTGGACGTTCTTCGACCCCTTTGCCATGAACGCCTCGGAAAGAGTAACGCTCGGCATATCCTCGGCAATGCCGTGTTTGGGGTCGATGATTGCAAAGTCTGACATTTATACTCCAATCGGAAGCCAGTAAAGGGCATTATCCGTGCCGCTGGTTTTTGTTACCTTCCATGTATTCCCTTTTTTCACCGGCATACAGATACCTGAGGATGATCCGCTGTGGTATAAATCAAACCAAAATCTTTTCGTGGCTACGGGGGTATATCCGGTAATGTTCCCATCATAAGAGTATCCGACCACAAATCCGTCTGTCTCAGCCGTATAGTTTGTATCAAAACTTTTTGAAGACCATGCCCCAAACAAGGAACCGATCGCGGCGATACCTGCCGTTATTTGAGCATCCACATACGCCTTGATGCTTTGCTGTGAAGCGACTTTATCCGCCGCATCCGAGGCCATATCGTCCTCATCCAGAAAACCCCCGTTGGTTGTGTCAAAGCTGGTCGGGTCAATATCGCCCGTAACGTCCAGATTGCCCGTAACGTCCAGATTGCCGCCCACGGTTTCATTTCCGGCATTAACAATCGATGTGCAGGTGATATCGGTGTGTTTTCCGACATCTGAAGCAATTCCGGTAGGTCCTATCTCGTCACCTGTTTTCGTGAAATCATGCTCAACGGCAAGACGTTCCTGTAAAGCCGACTTTATTTCTCGCATTCTATCATCAGCTTCCGCCGGGTCATCGCCGCCTGCTGGCGTAGCAACATTTAGACTATTTGTAAAAATTGTCATTTTATCCCCTTGTAATACTTGGCTGTTCTCGTCTGTTTAAGACCGCTGTTTGCAGCAGGTCCCGATAAATCGCTCCCCAAATCTCAATGGATTTTGACCGACTCAAGGAACATGCTTTCCAAAATGTCGTACCGGCAAATACCAGATTTTCAAAGTCGGTCGAAAATTCGATGGTATCCGCTGTTTTAGCGTGGTTCTTTCGATACTCAATGAGTGTTGTGTATGCTTGACCGGGTGGGCGCCATAGATAGATTTTCTCGTTAAATTCACTGTAATACTGCACTTCTCCCGTGGCCGCGTCGTTTTCGCGTAATTCTCGATACTCCAAATGTCCGCCTGGCAGTTTAATCAGGGGGGCCTTGACGGCGCTGTCGCTGTCAATCAGGGTAATACTGATAGCCGACCGATAGCCCGTTGGAAAGTTCAGCGTCAAATCACCCGAAACTAAGGTCTGGCTTGAATCTGTGCCGACCAACAACCCCCGATGGCTCATATCCATCAGCGTCCTGATAATCGCATTGTCAAGCTGTGTGCCCGAAAAGCTGGTCGCCAGATTCAGGTTTACGTCGGTAATGATGTCCGCTTTGGCTATGGCCGTCATAATGACCTCTTTTATAATAAGGGCGGAAGGCAATCTTTAAGTAGGAGACAAAAAGATCGCCCCCGCCCGTTTTGTTAAGGTTTACTGTGTCAACGCCACAAGATTGGTGCCGTCGCCAGCCGTACCAAGAACAATCCAGCCAACCGTGTCATTGACATACATAAACGTAATTGTGTCAATGTCGTCGGTTAAAACAGCCGTTGCCCATCCGGTTGCTGTAGCGGGCGTAATCGTTGCCTCGCCGCCGTCGGTGCCAATCACAACGGTCAATATTTGCCCGTCTTCACCATTGGCCAAAGACCATGCCGAAGCCGCGCCGGACGTTCCAACCACAACAGCATCGGTCAACGGAATAGCCGCATTCGATGCGTCTTTGGTCGTTGTACCAGCACTGGCTATCCAGCCGAGAGAAGCACTGCCGTCCGGGAAGCTGATTGTCCTGTCCGCCGTTGGGTCGGTAAAGGTAACGGTCGTTTCATGTTCATTGGCCGTCCCCTCGATAACCCACGTTTCCGTAGCCGCACCATCAAAAATCAGCGTGTCCACATGCGTCAGCGTCATTACGTCGCCCGCGCTAATGGTTACGTCGCCAGCCGTTGCCCCGGTTGCGGTTGCTACAATCGCACCTGCCGAAGCTGTGGCGGTAATACCGCCCACGTCGGTCAGTAACTCGATGGAGTCCGCCGCCGTACCGGTGTCGTTAAAGAGAGTCAGCGTCGAAGACGTTCCGCCGTCGGCTATGATATAAATAGCGTCCGCGGCATCTTCCTCGGCCTCAATCTCAATACGACCCAATACGGAGTCGATATTCACGTCGCCGCCGGCTGCGGAGGCCTGAATCAAAATAGCTCCGGCATCAGCTTCACTGGCGGTAATATTGACGGACCCGTCTGTGTTGGCAATGGTGATATCCTCTCCGGCTGCTCCGGTCGTTGTGATGTCAATATCGGCATTAGAGGTGATGTCAATTCCCCCTAACGCTGTATCGGCTTCAATCACAATCGCATCGGCTGCCGCCTCTGAACCACGAATAATCACTGACGAATCCGTTCCGTCGATAGTTATATCTCCGCCGGTCGCGGCAATACCAATCGTTCCTGCGGATACCGTCAAAGCATACGAATCGTCTGCATTAACCGTTATTCCCGCGTCTGTGTCGATTGCGACACCGCCCGCCGTGGCGCTTCCGATGCTGGTAATGCCGGTAGAAGTACCCGTATTGATACCCACATTGTAGTTTGAATTGTAGTTTAACAAAACGGCTCCGCCATCCCATGTAAGCGACGGATTACCGGCATCAAGTTTTAACCCCAACGCCGTACCCACATACACATTGAAGTCAGAGTTTAAAGAAGTACCGGATACCCCAATATTAAACGCCGAATTATCCGCCCCAGGGGTAAACGATAGAACCGCCGAAGCGCCGTTTATCACCCAATCAGCGCCGGTTCCAAATGTAGCCGTTTCATCGTCTTCGTAAGCTGTTGTGCTTGTTGAAGCTAAATAGGACGGGAAGACGAGTCTCCCTTCGGATGAGGTTCGAGCCGCGTGCCCGGAATTAGTAGCCGGGCCAACGCCATTGGCATTGGTCATGCTGAAATTCCAACCATCGGGACCCCACCATGAGAAATAACCGTCAACGAGCGTGGTATTCGTGGACGACTCTGTCATCGGCAGGGTAATCGCGTTTTGACGGTCAGCGTCCATGTAGATTGTTGCATTGGTTGTGGAATCCGGCAGATAGATATACAGACTTGTAATGTCCGTAACGGGATTGCCAACCTCATCAATAACCTGCACTTCGTGATAAACGTCGCCGGTATTTCTTGCCCATACTGTGCCAAACAATAGAGCAAGCATCAAAAGTATCGTAAATTTCTTCATTTTCATACAGTCCTTTCTAAAGACATTTTTTGTCTAATTCTTTTGGCTTGCTCTTAGTCAACCAGAACTTCGGTGTCCAGACAGTAAATCGCTTCGCTGGACCCCGGCGTACTTCCACCATGAGCGTTAAAGATAGTACGTTTCACTCCGTAGAGCATATCCACCTTGATTTTCGGCTTGTTGTTATCTACGTAGTCCTCTGACCATTCCGGTTTTTGTGCCCATCCAAAACAGAGTGCTTGAGCGCCCATAAACATAGCACGGGCAACGGTTCGTGCGCTTGCTACAGCATCATCCGTTGCGGTTCGCCCGGCGTTCAACAAAAAGCCCTCGGACACTGTACTTCCACCGGACCCGGTACGATACGGAACGCGGTCATACTCAAAGACCAGCATCCCGTCCCAGTAGAATTCCGCACCGGTAAAGATGGGGTTCATGTTTCCGCGTACCTGTGCCGCCGATACCATCGCACGATAACCGTTGTTTCCGGTTTCCGCTTTGATGGCCTTGATTTGCAATGGGTGCATCAGGACAATCATCACTTTGGCTAAGACCGGCCCGTTAAACTTGCCGCTTCGGATGTCGTCGGGATTCGCCCCAGACAGATTACGAACAATCACCGGACGGAACCGTGGGATTGCCGCCATGCAGCGACGTTTAATCGCTTCCATGATGACCGTTCCGGCCAGATTGTCGGTCTGTGTGCCCGCAGTCAGCAGGGCATCGGTTGTATAGTCCGCCCCGGAGTTGCCCAGTGCACCTGCGGCGCTTTGACCGCCGTAGTAGATACGGTCAGATGTCGGATAGGACTCGTTGATGGTTTCAATAGCCGCCCCGGATGAATTTTCGTTGTAGCCGCCCCATGCAGCTACGGCGATGTCATTCTCCAACGCCTCGGCCACCCATTCGCCCAGGTCCTCTTTTCCGTCTTCGCGGATGTTGGTGGCTGTCAACTGCTCACTCATCTTGCCGGCACTAACATACGAATGCGCCCGCTCGTGCACAGTCAGAGACATATTACGCCGCTTGAGACTTTCTTCGTTTCCGGTGGTGTTGCCATCATCCCCTTGCCCGGTTCCGCTCATCGGATTACGGGATTCAAAAATGATGGTTCCACCCTTCTTGGTCTGCAAATCCGTGTTGACATGAATCAGTGAATTTTTATCTTTGCCCATCATCTGGGTAAAGAACATATTTTGAAGGCCATAGACAAAAACGGACTGCGACCAAACGGTCTGGGCCCTGGGGTCTCCAAACACAAAACTTGTGGGTGCAAAACGCAAAGTGCCGGGGATGCCGAGGGCTTTATGTTCTGCCTGTCTTGCCAAGGTGAGATCAATCATGCCTTGACGAGTAAAATCAAATAGTTTCATTGTAAATACTCCCTAAAATCGGGAGCGAATCTTTTACAGTAAAGCCGCCGCCGCCGTTATCGGGTCAACGGAATTGAGTATCTCGCTACGCGAGGGAATTTCTCTCGACTCCACCTTGGACTCGCTCGGTTTCGTTTTGGGAGTAGCGGGAGGAGGTGTTGAATCAGATTTTACTTTCGGGGCATTTCGCTCGATAGCCGCCTTGCATTTGGCATAGATCACATCGCCAAAATCGGCCCCGGCATTCTTGCAGTCCAGGTATTCGCCGGGCGTCAGGAGGGCCTCGCCAACCTTGACAACATCTACAAAGTCGGTGTGTGTTGTCATAGCCGATTTCGCAGAGGCCGCCTGTTGGGCCAACAGTGCTTGTTGAGATTGTTGCTGTGCCTGCTGGTTGGCAACCTGCCGTTCATACTGCTTTTCAGCCCGCAGAATCTTGGCTGGAATCACCATTTCATCCTCGGAGATTCCTTCCGTCGCCTGCCGTGCAATCTCTAATTCCAACGGAGACTGTTCGGGTGGGGCCTGTCGGGTCTGCTGCTGTTGCAGAACGGCTAATTGCCCTTCTAACCGGGCCTTCTCGATTTCCGCTTGCTGTGCACGCTGCCTCAAAGCTGTGTGTTCATGTAGAGGGACCTTGGGTTCCTCGATCTGTTGTACAGACTCACCAGCCGGAGGAGTTGCGCTATCACTTGCAGCATCCAATGCCTCTTGAGCTAAATTCTGATCTTGCACTTCTTCGCTACTCGTTTTAGTTTCCATTGTTTCTTCCATGATCGTGTTACTCCAGTTTTCCCGGCTGGATGAGCCGTACAAGTCCTGTCATCTCGACAGTTGAGAGCGGTTTTTACCGAAGCCGCCGAAAACGTTTCTGTGAACATCACAGACTCTTGCAATATCCCGTGCAATTCGGTACAAGTCCGGCCTTGCCACTGTGCCGTTCAGCTAAGATGTACAGTTACTTGATTTCGACACGTTCCTTCAGCATCGCGTACCGTCGAATATCAGCGGCACTGGGTTGGTCAATTGCTCGGCCTTTGTTCATTTTTGAAGCGATTGTGGACATAAACGCCTTTTCGTCATCGGTTAGAGGTGCCTTGGTTAATGCGGCCTGTTTTTTTTTCAGTTCCGCCGCTGCTTTCTGATTGTCAGCGTCCACTTTGGCCTTGCGGGCCTTATCTGCTTTGGCTTCAATTTCTTCCTGTCCAGCCATTGGTTTCTGTCCTTTCTGTTTAGCCATTGGTTTCTGTCCTTTGATTCTGCGCACAAAAAAAGCGAACCGGCAGGGATGCAGCCCTGCATGGCTCGCTTATATTTGTGCTATTCTAAGCCCCCGCTAAAGGGCTAAGCGTTTTATTGAGTTGTTAATCACAAAACGGAGTTTCAATAATTTTCTTTTCTTCGACCGATTTAAGCTTAATTTCGGGAGCCGATAGTGTAACAATTTCAGCCACCGGGTCATATGAGAGCTTTGTCTTATTGTTGAATTTCAACTGATCAAACCGATCCAAGTCGGCACGCGAAACATGCAACTGCCCGCCTGTTTTATGAAGCAAGAGAATCAAAAACGCCTCGGCCCAACAGGGTTTTGGCTGAAACTTATCCTTTTTGGCCGCCCGTTCACGGCGTTTGTCTTTGTGTAAAGCAATCATTCTTCGACCGCCTGACTTAGTTCAACTGTTTCCTCTGCCGGCTTTGGCATTCCCGTATGCTCTTCCAGCTTTTCAACACGGGCTTTCAGATCCTTTATGGCGGCGCCTTGATTGTTAATCGTCTGCGTCTGCACAAAAACAATTCGGGCAAGGTTCCCGTTCCCGAAGTTCGCCTGCCAGTCCGCCGGCGGGTCGCCCTTGCCCCATACTGGCTGTTTCTGCGACGATTGGCACCCGGCCATCAGGGCGACCATGAATAACGCCATTGCCATCAATCCGGCCCATAACAACACTTGTGATTTAATCTTTTTGTCCATGTTCTTTGTCTCCTATTTCTCACATTCCATATTTTCAGGCAAGCCACAATGCTCACCGTTGGTTCCGGTTTTTCCGGTAAACTTACTGCACACCTTGCACTGTCCGAACGCCCGCGAATAATTCTTTCCGTACAGAGGCGTTGTTTTTGTCTCAATCCCACGAAACTGCTTCTCGTATCCGGGAGCCCATCCCAACCCGCCGCCCTGCTCAAACGTAAGCTCGGTCTTGTTCGGCGTAAAGTTTCGGGATTTAATGCAAACGCTCATCTACCCAACCTTCCTTTGTTCCTGTGCTTGCTGAACCTGCTGCATACTTTCCATTTTCTTTTGTCTACCCTGCTTGAGCTGCTCTTTGTTCGGCACATCGGTCGCTTCAATCAAATCTTCACCGTCCAGGCCAACATCGCTGGACTCAATCAGCGTTTTATGCAATTCAAACGTCTCAATCGCCTTAATCGTCCGCATCGTTTCAGCCATCGGAGAAACAGTAACCTTGGTATTGTACTTGCCGATCTTCATGGAGTGGATGAGCTTGATTAAAAGTTCCTCGGCAATCGGAGTTGCGGCCAGTTCGACCTGGCTGACAAATTGGGAATACGTCGCCATTCCCTGCTGATACACTTCGACCATGCGTGCCTGAATCTCAGGGGCGGCACTTCGGGCACGAATCGGATTGGGGGGTTGTGGGGGCTGTATAATCTTTCCGCCCTGCTGCTGAATCTGCTGTAAGACAATCGCTTTGGCCTGCTCAAACAAATCCTCGTCAAGCAAATCCTTCTTATCGACAATCGCCCGAATCTCGTCCTCGCTGAAAATATCATTCTTGCGGATAATATCGACCAGCAAATCGCCCAGAATTGACAGTGTATGATTCCAGTTTGTCATGATCGACATTGACCCTTGCTGCGTCTTCTGCATATCAAGGAATTTTGCCTTGCCAGACAATGCCTTCGGGTCACGGTCGGGAATATCCAACCGACCCGTAATCGCCTTGACATTCTCCATCGCCCGTTGTGTAAAGACCTCGTATGTTGGGAACGGTGGTGGGTTTAATCGCTCTACCTTTCCGCCGCCCTTGGATTCGTTGATGACAAAGCCATCCTCGTTACCATGCCATTTCAGTTCATCCGAATAATCGCCCGTCGGGTCTTCTTTGATTTTAAACCCGCTATTAGAAATGCTCTTGACCAGATTGAGCGCCATCGAGTGCGTCCAATTGATCTCCTCCTGCGTACCAATCAGGTCTTCGGAGATGCCCGACTTGTAGCCATTGATCCAGTACGGCCAAAACGGGACGATGGGGAACATGCAAACCCCGTTTAGTTCATCGACCCGATCCTCAAGGAACGTATCTTTAATGCGGATGGTGTGGTGTATCACGTAATCGACGACCTCACTAATTGTGAAGATATCGGGATTTTCTTTTGTGGATTTCTTGGCCAGCTTGATATCCGCGTCTTTGTGCAGGAACATCGCGTCAAGCTCCGACTCCCGCTTATCAAACCAGTGAATGCAGGTCTTGGCCTCTCTCCAGAACGTGTGAGAAAGCAGATATCGGCTCTTGGTCATCACCTCAATATCCGTCCGCTCCCGGCTGCTGAATGAGCCGGTTTCCTTCTGGTTCTTTCGACCCGACATCCAATCGATAATCCCCACAATATTACCCGCAACCACCTCAAGGAATGAATTTGACCCCTTGGCCTCTAATTCTTCCTTCTTGTCCGGGTACATAACATGAATCAAATCCTGATCAACCCACTCTTCATAAACAATATATTTAGCCCCGCCCTCTTTTTTGTTGATGTTATACGTAGTGGCGTTTGGATCGACAAGAACGTTATGTTCATTCAGTTTTTCGATGCGTAAATCCGCGTGTTTTGGGTCGTTGGTTTTGTCAACGAATACACCCATCACTCCCTGCCCTGAAACAATCCCGCTTCGGAATGCCTGTGATTTTTCATAGCGTGCCAGTTGAGAGTCCCCCGCCTGCTTGGTTAGAGCCGTCAAGATTTTGGCAATCACTGCCGCACCTTCCTGCGTGTTCTCAATGATAAAATCCTGTGGGTTTTGAATCTCTTCACCGGAAATCTGGTTAATCTGCGGCTTGATGATTGGTATGGTCAGCGTAAACTTGCCCTTGTTCCGTGCCGCTTCCTTCACCGCCGGATCCCACTGCTCCCCGATAACAAAGTCCTCGGCTTTACGCATCCGGTCGAAAAAGTTAGCGGAACCGGCCACTCCATCCGCTCGAAATTGAACGACCTTTTGAAGAATCTCATTTTCGGTTAGCTGTGCCATAATCTCACATTGCCATCGGACCGAGTGCTCTGGCCTTTTGGCTCCTTTGCGTAAATGTGGTTTCGGTTCGGTTTTCCGGCTTGACGTTTTTCAGACCATACACACCATAGCAGTAACAAAGACCTCGGTCGGGAGAACACCCCAAATCTTTTTTTGCATCATCGTTCGACCGCATTATCATCACGCCCTTGCTGTGCCTGGTAACGATTTTGTACTTGGAAAGCCCGATTAACTGCCTACGTGTTTCGGGGTCTTTGATTGGCTCAACTTTTAACTGCCGAATCTGCATGGCCGTATAACCGACTGCCTCGGCTTTCTTATTTGCATAAAGATCAGAATCCTCGCACACCTCCGCTGAATTAAACGCCTGCACGTAATACCCGGCCTCGTCAATTTTCAGCCCATCGGATACGCCTTTGCCATTTCCGATGCAATCCACAATAAAATTCTTCGTGCCGATCCGCCGGGCCATCTCTTTGGCCTCAAAAACAACCTCGTGTGTCATCGTCCAGTTGACTTGTTTTTCGTCAACAACCCGACCATTCTCAAATCCCTTCAAGGCACACTGGTCGCCGCCAAAGGCAGGGTCAATGGCAACGATTTTTTTACATTGCGGCTCGAACACTCGCAGCGAATCCCAGTTGACGGAGTTTAGCCGATCCAGCAACGCCGATGTAATCAATGTGCGTTCTTCATCCGTAACCCTTCGGCACTGCATCTCTTGGTCGTACTCGACCTGCGTTATTGTGCCCTGCTCGACCTCTCGCAACATCAAGTCCAATTCTTCCCGCGAAATAATCCCGGACTTATCTCCAATCAAGCGACTGGCAAACCATCCCTCTTTGCAATTTTCGACCGCCCCGTCATCCGGCAAACATCCTGAATCCTGAATGTTCGCGGCGATATTGAACATCTGTGTTGCATGATTATCGCCCTTGGGTGTGTATAAAAACATCGCCCATCGCTCCCGATGTCCTTTTTTGGCTGGCCCTGCGATAATCGGCCTGAAAATCTCCGACCAGATTTCCTTCTTGTGCAGCGCCCATTCGTCCGTAACTACTCCATCCGCGTCAATGCCTCGAAGCGCGTCCGGGTTATCACTGCCCCCGATTTTGAGCATTGAACCATTCGCAAATCGGATAAGCATTTTTTGTGAGTTTGCTTCCCAATCCATCTCCGGTTTTGCGGGCAATGAATCCCAGAGCATTGACGGGTCATCCCATACCACCTCACGCGCCCAAACCTGCGTTGGGGCGATATAGACGTACTTGGACTTTGCATAGCGGCAGCACTCACGGATTAGCAGGTTAATCGCCAGCGTCGTCTTGTGCGCCCGCCGGTGCCATTCGAGGATGAAGAAACGTGGGGTCTGTACTGAATCAAACGCACACAGTGTTTGCTTCTCGTACTTCTTCAGTCGACTTAAAAATAGTTTATTCGGGATCATCGAGTTTCGCATTCCTGAAATCTACAATGCCAAGCTGGATGGGTTTGCCATCTTTGCCGCTATGTTCCACATCGTGCTTATCACGCCACTGTCCCGGATTTCGGTTTTTCAGCCAGAAAATTTGAGCGGTAACATCGGGGGGGCAATGCTTGATAATATCCGTTATCGTGATGTCTCCCTGGTAATTGCTGATGTGTGTGTCTGGGTGGGAGTATCCGGTGGCGCGTTCAAACAAACATCGCTCGACCGCAGCGTCCGCGATTTCTTTTCCGTGTTTTAGGGACTGAAAAAAATCAGGATATTCTTTTTTCCAATTGTTCACGGTTTTTTCGGTGACACCGTAGAGTTTGGCTATTTCTTTGTCGTCAAACCCCTTGATCGCAAGGATTTCGACTTGGCGAATCATTTCGGGTGAGAATTTGGTGGGCCTGCCCTTCCCCCTGCCGGGCTTCTGTTGTGCTTTTTCAATTTTCTGTTGCTTCTTCTTCATCATTGGGTTTTCCGCCGTCCTTGCTGTATTGGTTTCCCAAGGATGCGTTTATTGTGATAATTTGGTGTATAGATTACAAGTAAAATCTTGTTAAATTGGGCAGGATTTTATATAACTTAAGTGGACACAGTACGTTGTAAATGAAAAAATATTTTATTTTTGCTGTACTTCGGCCAATTACCGCGTGATGTCTTATGGAGTTTCGACAATTTTATTCTTGGTGGCTCGTTCTTGCATCACGGATACCTCCCTTAAAACATCCCAACATCTGGGACAACCAAGCCCACCGTCTCCGTCGATGTCTGGCACACAATCTATCACTTTGCGGACCAGTTTACATTTTTGATTGGGGCATACTACTTTGTGTTCAGTTATTGATTTCATTGTCCTGTCCTTTCTGCTCAAAGTGTTTTAATCTTCGTCTTTGATTGTTCATTTTTTCACTCATAAAGCCGATTGTTTTCTCGTAGCAATCGACTGTGTGTTTCAGCCGCTCAATCTCGGATTCCCACTCCAGACACTTCCAGTCAAAACCTTGTTTGTCAAAGTTTCCGTCTGCATCAAGGTGGGGGTCAATGATGCGTTTCAACTGCTCAATCCGCTCGGCCTGTTGGTTTATAATAACTTCCTGTTGCACAATTTTTAATGACTGGCTTGTCTTTATTGGTTCTGGTCCCTCACTCATTGTGTTCCCTTACATTTTTCAAATGCTTCGCAAAATAACATCAGTCCCCAAAGAGCAGGTTGATGCTAAGATTGCGGTACAAAAAGCCGCTAAGAAAAATCGTCGCAAAAAATAAGTTATCCACAAGTTCATAACATTGCCTTTTCTATTTTTGGTGAGCCAAGTGATTTATTACCAATTACTTCTCTGTCCCTGCAAATAGTCCCATTTTGTCCTTTTCGGCCTGAACACGCTTGCGGGCTATTTCGCAATACTCCGGTGAGATTTCAATGCCGACACAATTTCTGCCCATTCTCTCACAAGCAACGGCGGTTGTGCCGGAACCAAGGAATGGGTCAAGGATGGTATCGCCTTCGTTAGTGTATAATTCAAGACACCATTTTATTATTTCAACTGGCTTTTGTGTGGCGTGATAATTTTCTCCTCGTTCACTGTCTCGCAAAAAACCCATCCATAAATGTTGATTTAGTCTATTTGGCTTATCAAACGACGACCACGCAAATTCACAGTCACCATAACAATTTGACTGCTCGTTTATCCGCTTGTACCACACAAGCCATCCTCTTGACGGTGGAAGTAAATCGCTGATATATTCCGCCCCCCAAATAATCTGGTTAATGGAAACCCTCAATAATTCCGATGGGTCTATTCTTTTGCTATCATCAAACGGTGGGTATTTATGGTTTATCTGGCCTGCCAACTTTTCCACGGATGCCGATGTTCCTCCTATTTTCCCGTCTTTTTGTTGCGCGTTTATCCCATACGGCGGGTCTGTCAGCACAAGGTCAAACTGCTTATCCCTGAAGGATTTCATTACTTTCAAGCAATCCCCCTGAATAATTTCAATGTTACTCATTTCTCTCTCCCGATATTGATTTGTTCATTTCATAGTTCTGTTTTTTTGTCGATTAAATCGAACATGATTGAGTATAGTTGACATAATGCGATTTCACCGATTTCATCAAACTGATCTTCTACTTGCTCAAAAAGCCAATCCCTCCATTGCTGGTAGCTTTCGTGTGGGCATTGGTCTTCGCCGCAATCACGGCATTTTTGTTGTTTTTCCCATGGATATTTACTCACAGTTTTATCCTTTCCGTCTTTGGTCTTTGCCCTGAAGGTGAACGATTCGGTAGGTGGCTAACCGTGAGCCGATGCGTTCTCCGTACAGGTTTTGCAGTTCTGCCGGGGCGTGGTTGGTGGTGATGATGGTCCGGCGGCCGTGGTTGAGTCGGCTGTCGATGACCACGAAAAGCATCCGGGTTGAGTATTCGCTGACGCTGGTTCCGATGTCGTCGATTACCAGCACGTCCGGCTTGGTCAGGGTTTCCATTTTGCTGTCTTCGCTTTTGTTCTCAAAGTTCCGCAGGTGAATCAAGAAGTTTTCCCAGTTCACGTAATTGACCCGCTTAGTTAAATTCTGCCGGATGGCTGCAAAGGCCGCGTAGGTTTTCCCACATCCAACAGCGCCCCACATCAGCACGTTGTGGCCGTCTTGGATGATTTTCGCCAGCTTGGCCGGCAGGTGGCTCAATCGGGCGGACTGGTAGAGCGTGGGGATATGCCGCATCTGCAAAGCCCGCAGGCGCCGCTGCTTCTCTACCCGTCCACTGCGGCGTTCCCGTTGTTTCTGTTGGTCGGCGCAGTCTTGGCAGTAGCCATTGGCCACCGCCGGCTGTTCGCAGTCATAGCACTTTCGGGCCGGCTGGGTCTTCGCGGTCCGTAGAAATGACTTCACTGTCGAACCAATTCGGGTCGGGGTCAAAGCCGAAATCTGGGCTTGGCGTTTTTTCAGCTGATCGTTGGCTTGCTTGAGTTGACTTTCGTTCATTTTGTTTCTCCGGAAATAAACCTTGCCATCCATTTCGGATGCTTGCTTCAATGGTCCTGATTGCGATTGGTGCAGGATATCCTGCCAATAATTTTAACTGCATTTTTCCAGCTCTGGTCGTAATTGGTTTTTTAAGTTCCGCTCTCGACTCAATCCAGTCCTTCCATGTGGACCTGAATTCGATAGTATCTAACGCCGGTGGAATTTCAAGTTCCCCCATACTCTTATTTTCTTTTGTAATAGTGTCTTTTGTGGGTGCAATGAATTGACTATCAGAATCAATTCCTTGCACTACCTTTTTGCTATTCCTTGCACTACCCCCAATTCCTTGCACTACCCTTTTTTTGTTTTCTGCGTACCGTAACTTATTTCTATCTAAAGACTTACGATATTGGGGTGAAATTCCTTGCACTACCCATAAATCGTAGTTTTTTTGGAAGAAAATTATATTAACTTCGTTTTTTTCATTAAAAACCCTGTTTTTTGTTATTCCGATCATTTTTCTCGATTCAAGGTTCTGAAGGGCATAAATAACCATTCTTCGGCTCAATCCGGTTCCGGTTACGAGCTGGCTGATTGATATTTTGTCTTCTTTTTTTTTCCATCCGTAAGTTTTCCGAATAATACACATCAATACGCTCCATTCTGACGAACTAATTTTTGTCCGACACAAAGCATCCATTATCTCGTTGGCTATGTCAACGTGGCCATTTTCAGATTGCGGATTTGCCATTCTGTCCCTCCCTTGGTGGCCACTTCAATCCATAATTCCTGAAAAGCGTTTTGAATAACTTTCGGGCGTTCATATTTGTCAAACAGTGAGAACAAAAAGTAAAATCTTCACCCCACATTCCCAGAGAAATTCCCACGCTTGGGAGAACAATTCTTTTGTCAGAAGCACAGAATGAACAGCGTATTTTTTTTGAAATTTCCATGTGTTAGTCTCCAAACAAAAAGCCCCATGATGGATGGCTGATGCAGCGGAAACTTGTTACCGCCTGGGGGCTTACGCCTTCCCACAACCGCCCATCACGGGGCCTTGTATTTGAATGTCCATATCCAAGTTTTTTTAGCATGAAACACACCTTATCCAAACCAAAACAGTTGTCAAGTCTTTTTTTTGGTTTTCCGTCGTTCACGTTTACCGGTGATGCCAGATTTCGTGGCAGTCGTAGCAATAATGCGAGTAAAAAATCCACGTCCACAACACCACCACTGGCTCCTCTAAAAACCCCCCGGCCGGAATTGAACCGGGGGGCTTCGAATGGAGGAACTCATGCTTGTTAGTCGCTGTCAGTGTCGCCACCCGCGTCGCTTTCGTCGAAGTTAAACGTACCCTGGAGCCGCTTGATCTTCAAGATGATTTCCGTCTCCGCCTCCATGATGTTCCGCAGCTTGTCGATCTGGTCGCCACTGAACCGCATGTTGATAAAGGCGGGCTTGTCCACGGTTTTTTTGATGTTCAGCCCCTTCATGCCGCAGTTGCAGACAATGGGCGGAAATTTCTTATCCTCCGGGCCGGGATAGCAGATCGCCACCTCGATGTTGCTTTCGTTGTCCACGACATCTTGGATGAATTCGCTGTCACCCTCCTTGATCTTCATGCTGGAAAACGAGATTTCATGCTCGGTTTTCCTAAGATGAATTTGGTTGATGATCGCCTCCGTACTGATACTGTCTTTTACTGCCTTTTTTCTTGCCATAACTTGTTTCCTTTCAAATGGTTAAAGTGGTTTTATAGTTATCTCCGTGTACGGTAATTTATCAGTGTATCGTTTTTCTTGGCTGCTCTTGGCGATGCACCCATCGTCAATCCAGAATTCCCCATTCAGTGCGTCCAGAACAAACTTTGTCAAGTTGTCGATGTCGTCGCGTTTCTTGGCCGCGTACCAGAGGGGTGCATCCGGCTTGAGGTACGGCTGCCCGTTCTGGCGTCCGTAGTGGCTCGCTAGGCGCTTGAACCAGAAGACGATGTCCACCTGAAGGGGGCAGTCAAACGGAACGTCTGGGCGGTGAACCAGGGCTTTCAGTAGAAAGTCTGTTTTCTTCTTGGCTGCTGGGTCGAACTTCTCCTTGTACTGGCCGCCCCATTTGGTGGTTTTGAATTCCCCTCGCTCGCTGACTCTGGGCTGTGGGGTGGGTTCGCCGTAAATGAGAAAGTGGATGGGTTCAGTCATGTTTTCGGTCCTCTGTTTCTTTTATCGCCCTGAATATCACTTCCGCAACCTGCGGCACGATGGCATTGCCTAAGCTTTTTAGTCGCTGTTCTCGATGTTTGGACTTGGATAGTTTAAATCCGTCCAATTCTGCGGGAAGCCCATCATCCATTCCACAAAGCAAGGTTGCAACTTCAAGCCAGTTTTTGTCCCATTCTCGATTGCATTCGGCAGGGCGCCCTTCGTGTCCCCGTAGTTGCCCCTCTCTGATTTGCCTTTCCAGTCCCTGCCTTTGGGGGTCGGAAGCATTGCTATATCCGTCCGCAGACTCTTGCCTTGCCCCCCGCCGTGGCTTCCCTGACAATCCCATGCTGACGGGGTTGCCAGAAACTTCACTTGTTCGGCCAGATTTCCCGGTACATATTGACGGCCTATTGAGTTTCTGTATGCTGTCCGTTTTTCCAGTCTGTCCTCGCCCCCCTCGCATTGTATCGTTGACGGCGTGAGCAAGAATCCAGACCCTGTCTCGCCTGTGCGGCGCATTCGTGGCGCAAGCTGGAATAATAACCGGCTGGACCTCATAACCTTCCATTTCCAGCGAAGCACACACTTGTTCGAGTGCCAATTCGATGATTCCAGCAACATTTTCACCAACAATCCAACGGGGCCGGACTTCTCTAATAACCCTAAGCATTTCCGGCCAGAGCGCACGGTCATCGTCGTTTCCTTTTCGATTTCCGGCCACAGAGTAGGGTTGGCAGGGGAAGCCGCCTGTGAGGATGTCGATTTGGGGCGGTGTGATTTTTCCGTAATTGTTTCTGTTTTTGGGGTTATTACCACAATCTCGGCATTGTGAAATCCTGCCCGCTGAACAGTCTTCGCAACGCTCACAATAACTGTCGCCAGTCCGTCGCCGCTCGATTTGCTCAAGCCCTTCTTGTTGTAGTTTCCGCATTTTGTTGGAGTTGGCAGTAATCCATCCATAATCAAGTTTCCTTATATCTTCGCATATTGGCACATCCGGCCAGTGTTTTTTTAAGACCTTTTGGCAAAACGGGTCGATTTCGCAAAATGAAACAATGTCCAACTCGTCGCCCCATACCCGCTGGGCCGCAAGGGCAAAACCGCCAATACCTGAGAATAAGTCGAGGTGTCTCATAATTCCGGTACCCTTAACGCTTCCAGTTTCTTTCGGTTCATGCGAAGGTCAACCTCGGCAAACTCCAGCACGTGGTCGATGAATCTCATCGCGTGAATCAGGTCGCAGTCTGACAGTCGCATGGGGGTTCCATCCTTGCCAATCCGCCCGCAGGCGTCTGTGATGAAGTCGTGGGCGGTCATCTTGCGGATGGGGATTTCACGTTCCATCGTGTGCTTGCCGGACCTGAAAACAATCTTCTCCGTCCATCCCAGCTTGACCAGCTCCCGGTGAATCTCCGGCAGTAAAAGCCCGAAATAATACCCCCGTTGTGCGGCGGTCTTGGGGTCTTTCTCCTGGTCGGCAAGGTCAACGTCAACCGTCAGCCATTTAGCATCGTGCTTAGTCAGCCACTTGGCGGCTCTGGTCTCGTCGTCGCCCACGATGAGGATTTTGCCATCCTTGGCTATCGCTGAATAAGTGGGCATCTTGCCTTCTCCTGGTCGTCCATGAGGTATTCAAATTCGATTCGATTAACCATCGTGTCGGGGTTGCACTTGTTGGCGGCACAGAACATCTCGACAAAATCCATCCATCGCCACTCCGGGAATCCTTCGCGGATACACTCCATGTCATTTATAAATCTCAATGGTTCGATTCTTGTTTGAACCACTTGAATCCTGCAAATCCGATGAATCTTTTCTCCCTTCTTGAGCCCCTGGCATTTCTCGACGGCGTTGAGGATATCGCCGGGTTTCAAAAACCACCAGCCCAGTCGCCGTGTAACGGTCTTGGTTCGGTTTCGTACTTGTTCGGTCGTCAGCATGAAGCTCATGTTTCGGCTCATCCTTGCCCTCTCAATCTGCGGCAGTCGTCGCACTGGCAATAAACCAATCCGGACCTGTGTTCGGCTGCGTTTTCTTCTTCTATAAGTTCAGCCAGCAGTTCTTTAGCGTCTGCCAGTTCCGGGCTGTCCTGCTGCTCAAGTCCCGTCTGGTCATTCTGCCAGTTTAGTTGCTCAATCATCCATGTCAGGTGTTGTATGATGCGTTGGCGTTGGGTCATTTGGTCAGTCCTTACCAATGAAGGGAATTTTTGTTTATGCAGGCAACCGCAAATATGCAGCCCACCGCGATATCAATAAGTTCATTTTTCATTTCGGTTGTGTTCTTCAGGTGGTTGGCCAGTTGTAGCTCAAGGTATTCCTCACTGATGATTCCCATGATCTCGTGCCGAGACAACCAAGCACCGGCACCCTTTTCAAATAATCGGCGGTCAAGGGTTTGCATAATTTCTCCGTTGGCTAAAAGAACCGCTCCTGGGTCAATTGTCGGCCTGTTTGCTTGCTCTGAACGTTTGCTCATTTGACTTTTACCTCCACAAATAGTTTTTCTTGAAATTCTGCTTGTGCCTGCTTTTTATTCAGCCGGTCGCCGGAGCAATGCAAGAGGTGAATCTCGCGGCAGTGGCTCAAATCGCAATGGTCCCGCAGGTAGGTCAGCGTGTTGGCTTTCTCCATGTGGCTGTTCAGTAGCCGCTTGGCCACGGTCTCGTTGATTTCCCCCAGTGCCACCTGCCGCTCGAGGATGTCGATCTGGTAGCTGCACTCGAGGGCGATGATGCTGAATGGGTACTTGAAGGTCTGGTGGAGAAACGCGGTGTCCGTCGCAAAAAGCAGGTATTCCCCGGTCAGCCGTTCCAGCACGATAAAACCCAAGGCGCCGGAGCAGTCATGGTGTACCTCGAAGCAGTAAATCTGAAAGGTCGGCATGGTGTTGATTAGGGTCTTGTCGCTGACGGCATAAGCCCGTCGTTTGTTCAGTGCATCAAAGGATTGCAGGGTTTCTGCGGATGCGTACACGTCGATTCCCGCTTTCAGGATGTCCAGTATGGCTTTAGAATGGTCTTTGTGGCTGTGGGTAACTAAGCACCCATCGATGTTCTTGAGGTCGTATTTCAGGGCGGTTCGCAGGGCTTTGTACGTGACCCCGCACTCGATCAGGAGGCGATGGCCGTTGTCGGCCACCACCTCGTAAAGGTTTCCGCTGCTTGAGCTAAAATGGGGGATGAATTTCATTTTAACTTCGACTCCATTGTTTCCAGTTCGTCGCTGAAATACATCAATTTGACGATGGGGTTGTGATACCACGCATTGGCGAGACTCTTGCCGTACCGGAATGCCTGGCTTTCCTCTTTGGTCATGCCCTCGCATTCTGAATGATCGCTTCGGATAGGGTATTCGCCGTCCTTGCCTTCTCCCTCATAGAACTCGTTGCAACCATAAACGCCCATGTGATAGCGGATCATCATGTCCTCGATGGGTTCCAGTTTGATATGTTTCGATATCCTCTCGATGGACAGTACGGCATGTCCTTTGGGCTGTTTCCGGTTCCACTGGTAGGCTGGCCCGTCGCCTGTGTATGCTCCGATTTTGCAGACATCGTGGCATAGTGCGGCAATAATGATGCTTTCTTCGGTGACGGGGAAGGGTTTTTGTCCAGCGCCGACCGGCTCGTCCATTTTCTTGTTGCCGATAAGCTGCTTTAGGATTTCATAAACGCCAAGGGAATGTTCGGCCAGTCCGCCTTTGAAGCATCCATGAAATCTTGTCGATGCCGGGGACTCAAAAAATCCCTCCTGCATCATGTATCCGATCAGGTCAATCATTCCCTCTCGGTTGGTCGATTCGAGCATCGCTCGAATCTTTTCCTCGGTTGATGTAACTAACATAAATGTCCTTTCGTTAAAGTTTATGGTTTTTTTACTCGCCCTTCATCCATTCCGGCATTTCCTCGCCCTGTGCCGCTTGCTGGGGTTCTTCAAACGCTGCGTCCACAACCTCGCTGCCGGCTTCGGCCTCGATCTTGGTCTGGGCGGCGGTCGATGCGTCATCGAAGGTTTCCCTTTCGTCGGCGCTGATGGCATGGCTCATGTCCTCGATGATGCTCTTGGGCAGGAATTTCGCCAGTTGCCGGATGGCGGTCTTTTTGCACATGGCCTCGAAGTGGTCCTTCCATGCCGGGGAGTCGGGGGCTTTCGAGACGGCTCTGAATTTGTCAATCTCGGCTCGTCTCAATAGGCAGGTCTGCGGTCCCAGCCCTTCCACCTCGGCGACGGCGTAGGCGGCTACCACGTCTCCGGCGGGCTGTTCGTATGTCCAGGGGTGGGTGATTTGGTATTGGCCGTTGACTCGGCTGATCGTCACCTGTCCTTTTTCTACCTCTCGGATGACGTGGGCGATGATGCTCTTGACCTTCCCGCTTCGGTAGGCCAGCTCCATCAGTCCCATGTAACCGATCTGGAATTGTGCTTCCATGACGCCCTTGTTCTTGTAAGGCACCAAGTATGCAAGGCCGCGGGGGTCAATGTCTAAATCTAAGCTGGCGGCAATGCTGGCGGATTTCAGCAGGGATTGGGGCGTGCAGTTCTGGAGCGTCGGGTTTTGCAGGATGGCCGTGTAAACCTGTTTTGCAAAACGCCGGGCCATCTTCTCGGCTTGGTCGCCAATCGCCGAGGGCAGGTTGTCTTTGAAGATTGCCACCGCCCCGGCTCCGTTGATGTATTCCTTGATTTTCTGGATGTTCGATTTTTGGATTTCGTTTGCCATGTTAGTTCTCCATTACGTGTTAGGTTAAGGGTTTTTATTCTGCGACCTTGCAGGTTAGTTTTTTGGTTTTGCTGTCGGCTCGAAGCTCTATCAGTTGACCGGCGTACTCGATCTTGTAGGTCAGGGATTCGCTGTTGTCGATAAACAGCGGGCAATGCTTCCCGTAGTGCTCGGCCATAACGTTGATCACGTCGATACCCATTCGCATTTTTTCTCCATATGAGCAGTCGGCATAAGGCGTCCCGTCCAGCATGGCTTCACAGCATTCCTCGGTGCTGCCGTTCAGAAGGGTGTTAAAAAGCTTGAAAGTGATGTACTTGAATTTCCCGTTGACCGCTTCCTCAATCATCCGGCTTTCGGCGTTCCTGTAGTCCTCGATGCTTTGCAGGGTCTTGTCGAGGTCGGCCAGTTGTTGGGCGAGGGTCTTTTCCTTTTCCTTGAGTTCTTCAATCCTCGCGGTGTCCTGCTTGATCCGGTCGGCGCTGGCCAGTTGGGTGTTAATCTTGGTCAGCTTCTCGGTCAGGTCGTATCGCTCGTTTTCGATGGCAACCATCTGTTTGCTGGCCGGTTCCCCGATGGCATCAGCCAGCTTATCAATTTCGGCGTCTAAGGCCAGCCAGATGCTGTCCTTCTGAGGCGGGGTGGTTTCTTTGGTGGCGATCTGTCGCTCGATGGTCGCCATGCGTTCCTTCGCCCATGCCAAACCTTCATGTTTTTTAATTAAAAGTTTTTCCGCTGCGTCAGAAAGTTCTTTAAGAATGGCGTTGCTGTCGGCGATCTCTTTTTTGCGGACGTTTACTAATTTGTTTATGTCATCGCCGCGTTTTTTAATCCCAGCAAGTCGAGCATCTGTGGCTTTTTTGTCCTCGGCCAAGAGGAAATGCCCAGCCGGGAGTGATTGCTTACATTTCGGGCAGTCGGTTCCGGTTGTTGGGGTGGATGCGAGTTTGAATTCTTCCCGAATCATGACCAGTTGTCGGGTGTGGGATTCCATGTCGGCCTTATCATTCTTGAGTTGCCGCTCCCTCTCTGCGACGCTGGCGTGGATGTCATCGATGTCCGCCTGAAGTTTCGCCAGCCCCTTCTGGATGGTCTGCTTTTCGTCGAGTTGCTTCTGAATTCCGTCGGTATTAGATGCCAGTTCGGCTTCTCTCCGAAGCTGTGCGGCCCTCTTTTGGTTTCCCTGCTCGATCAGTTTCTGGCGGGCCTGTTCGCCATCCACCAGCTTCTGCCGGTCAGAGTCCAGCCGGGAAATCTGGGCGTTTAAAGAGGTCCTCTCCATCGCCAGCGATGTGTCCGGCTTGGTTTTTGGAAGTTCGCCCATGCCGCGGACCAACTCATCGATGCGGGGGTTGATTTCGTCGCGTTCCTCCGTGATCCGCTTCTTCTGTTCGGCCAGGACGGACTTGTATTCGGCCAGCGTGCGGCCATTCAGTTGGGCCAGCAGGGTGTCGAATCCTTCCGGGGTTCCGATGTCGCCGGCAATCTCCAGCAGGACTTTCCGGCGGTCAGTCCAGTGCAGTTTCTCGTTGAAGTGGTGCGGGTCAGTCAGCATCTTAAAGGTTTCTTCCGGCATAATGCTGTTGATATACTCTTGGTACTCGCTGATCTTCTTTGGCACTTCGTCGATCCAGCAGAGGGTCGTGTATCCTCCAAGCTGTCCCTTGACCACGTTCTCGTGGTTCTCCTTGCGGTAGGTGTGAATCTGGCCGTCAAGGTCGATCTGTGCCTCTACCAGCGTAACCAGCCCCTTGATGGGGGTGTTTTCGTCGTCCAGTGGCCGGAGTTCAAAGTCCTTCCTGCCGGTGCTGTCTTTGCCGAAGAGCAGCCACAGGAAAGCGTCAAACACCGACGTTTTACCGCTTCCGTTGGGGCCTGCAAGCGTTGCGTTTTGGCCTTCGGGGGTTACTTGAAACTCTTTCAGTCCCTTGAAATTCTCAATGCTAATTTTGTTTAGTTTCATGTTTTTCTCCATTCAGTTTCTGATTTAAAAAATATGCGATTTTGAACCGTAAATATTTGCATTCATTCAGTGTGTTCTGGATAGATGCGACTCTTTTTTTTGCAAGTTTTCTTTTGATAAAGAGCTTAATGTCTGCATCTGTTATATCTTTTTGCTTGCCGTGAAACTTTTCAGTTTTGACCATAAAAAATTTCCAATGATGCCGGAAATGGTCTTTATCCATAAAGCTCCACGATATCATTTCTCTTTTGAATATCGCCATCCCTTGATACGTGCCTTTTCCAACCCATCCTTTTTTTTGGTCGAAGTGCATTTTGTCTACTCAAAGAAAGGGATTTCTGGCTTTTCTTGTCGGGTTCTGAAGTATTCGAGTTGAACTGCGGCGCTCTTTATGGCTTTCCCTGCGGCGTTGTTCATTTCTTTGGCGACATTAACGTCGATTTTGTTGTCTTTCAGGTCTTCCCACAAATTAAGCAGTTGGTTTCTTAGGTCTGTAATTGTCTTCATAATTCTCTCCATTCGTTAAAGTGTTCAGTTTTCCGTAATCCCCACCGCCATCGCCAGTTTCAGCGGTACGGGAAGGTCTTCGATGATGCGGTCAATTATCTGCTCTGCGATTTGAAGGCGGTCGTGATCGCAAATGTCACAGCCGAAAGCATCATCAGCCAGATTGTCAGGTGTGCCCATTCCATACATGTTTCTCTCCATTCAAAAGGTTTCAAAAACCCCCCGGCACCGAGCCGGGGGGGCAAGGAAGAAGGATTCTGCCGAGGAAAGAATTTCATTGACCCCGGCAAAGTTTAGGTGCGGCAGCCGGAACGTTGCCATTGGCGCACCGGTGTTATCGCCTCTGTGCTAACCCAAGCCGCCGCATTATTAACTTTTAAATCATTTGTGGTCTCTCCCACCGTCACACCACTTAATCCGACTTTTAGCAGGTGTCGCATTTCCAGATTGGTGTCTAAAAATTGCAGGGGCGGGACTTGAACCCGCGACCTAAAGATTATGAATCTTTCGAGCTACCAACTGCTCTACCCTGCGATAAACCATGCGGGCCGTGGAAGGAGGAGGGTTCAGCCGGTGAAACTGAACAGGAGCATCAGCCCGCATGGATAAGGAGCTATTCACTTGTCAAAAGGTGCGGGTATATCTGACCCGCGGCATAGCTCGGCTTGGTTTCCTGCTGCCGGCTTCGTGTAACTAATCCCATTTCAAGCTTGGCCATCCGTGGCCGACTCTCGTTCCGTCTTGGTTTCTGTTTCTCCGGACAGGGCTTTGTCGGCCTCGACTCGAATGTGCGCCCGGAATGCTTCGGTGATAGTGGCAAATCCTCGCCGCCTCATATATGCCCTGAAGCAGTCCATAACCGTCTCTGGCATTTCGAAGTTGACTTTCACCTTGTCCTTTATCTTGCGATGACTTCGGTTAGCCATTGTGCTTAAATGGTAATTTTTACCGGGTCCCATTTTTTTGTGTTCACGCTTGTGGCATTTGGCACAAAGTATTTCTGTTTCGTTCTTCGCATAGTCTGGATGGTGTCTGTGTACACACCCGTACATTCCACACCGAGGGCATTTTCCTTTAGTTATCGTTCGCATGGCCCTGCCCCTGATTATTGGCTTGTCTGGCGGCCAATGCTTCCTCAATCAGGATGATGGCCATCTTTGTTTTGCTTCGGCGTTCATTTTCAGCAAGGTCGCCGACGGCTTTTTCGACGTCCTTGTATTCTTCGTTGTCTGGTATCATTATTGCCATTTGTTTTGTCCTTAAATCATTGTTTTTCTTTACAATGAAAACTTACACTGTCTTTCGGAATGTTGCAAGATAAATCTTTAAAGATTTTTGAAAATAGTTGAAAATAGCAAGATATGGACAAAGGAAATGTCACATAACAATTTGACAACAAAAGACTTATCGCAATGAATAAAGTTATGCATATTTTGACATCTTTTTGCGCATTAAATTGCCGCCGGGCTGAAAACAGGAAAGACCCGGCGGCTTTTGGAGGAGGGGTGATGTTTATTTAATTCGCTTGGGCAATCCAAGAAACCCGGCAGTGAAGCCCTTTTCGTACTGTCCGCCCGTCCAGAATGTGCAAGGTGGCAGTTTGTTTGCTCTTGCGGTGCGGTCGTAATATCCGCCTAATTGGGAGAGTTTGACGTTCGCTTCTGAACAGTGGAGTTCCTTTGTCTCTAAATGCTTTCGCGCCCATTTCTTCAAAAACGGTATCTTTGTCGCCACACTGGTCAAGAGAAGTTCTAATAAGCCGGGTATTCCGTGTTCGTATGGAGTCCCCAGAAGCCCATAGGCGGCCTTAAAGTATTTTTCCTCGTCAATGTCCGCCCCGGACAATTGACGCACCCAGACGCTTCCTGTGTAGTTCTGTAGCCACTCGTCAAATGGATTGCTCTGGTATCCTGATTTTAAACACCATTTATTTAAGGTGGTGGCTTCGAACACTTCCCCGCAGATGAATTTGGCGACATGGGAGATTTCGGCGGCTTCTCCTTTAGCCCCCATCAGTCGATTATACCACTGAATCAGCTTGCTAAGGTGGCCGGTTCCGGCACAAAGGATTTCGTCGCCGGTGTGGAGTTTGATTGCTTCGCCTTCGATGGTTTCAATAATCATTGTTTTCCTTTCTTTCCGGTTAGATTCCGCATCCATTGATTTTTGGCCTCGATCATCTTTTCACGCAACTGCCTCATAATGGCATTGAAACGGGTCTGGGTATCGTCGCCAAGCTTTGTCTTTTTCATTCATCCATCCACTTTCCGGCCAATTCAGCCAACTGGTCAATCGGAGCATCGTATGTAGCTCCGTAGGATTCTATTAAAATCCGGCTTAAATCGTCCGGTGTAATATAAAAATACCCCATATCTCCAAATTGCACACCATGAGAATTACGACTAACAAATACCTCTTTGTCGTAGAGAGGGATAAACCCTTCAATGCAAGTCTGATGAAAGCCCTCTCGGAAGTCTCCGGCTTTTAATGTAATCAACCCGCCTGTTTGACTGCAAAACTTGAAACTGTAAAGCCATTCGGTTGAAATCGTCTGTGCCCCGGTTGTCAAAAGTGAGTTCAAAACGTCGCCCACCATCTTGTTGCGCCAGTATTCACGGATTTTATGGACTGTTTGTGGATAGGGTGAAACCTCTACCATGCCTGTTTTTAAGAGATGTTCCATCGTATCGCGCGGATACGCCCCATTGTTCCGGCCTCCATATTTCAGATTACAGAGTTCACGGTACGCCCGCAAAGCGTCAAGGTCAACAAGTCTTGGCCCTGATTCAATATCCACACCCCTTAATTTATTGATAGGGACTTGAAGCAACCCCTCATTGCCGTTCATGGTACAGTCATTCGTCGTCTGGAGTTCTGCCGTCCGGTTCCAGCGTCTTAAATCAATATACCTTGATTTGGCCGTCAAGGACGGGGCCGGAAAGTCCCGGCTATCACTATGGCTTGGGCCAAGACAGTTAAGATGTGGTCGGTTCATTTTTATCTCCTGTCTGAAAGATGGTTAATCCCTGAAATGCCCGGTCAAGGTTGCGTTCCATCAGGGTTACTTGGAGGTACAGGCCGGGGTCATCCGAGCAGTGGCCGTCCTGGTGCAGTTCGTGTATCTGCTGCTTGATTTCTTCGAGATGGATGCGGGGTTCTGACATTATGTAAATACCTTTGAGATAATGGCGGCAATCGCCCCCCCTACTCCGGCAGAACCTAACCCGATTCCAGCTAACAGACCGAACATTTTGGCCTTTAGAATCCGAAACTCCTCTCCGACAGGGCAGGTCTTTTGGTGAGCGTCAACCCTTTCTTTAATCTTTTCATCCAAAACTTCCGACTGCGCGGCGTTGGATTCCAGTACCACGAGCCGTACATAATTTTTCGTATCTTCGTCTAAGTGCATAATCATTGTTTCCCTTCTTTCTAAGCTTCTTCGTTAATTGTTACGGTAGATTCAATATTTCAAGCGCCCGATTCTCAAGCTCTTTTCGCCGTTGAGGGTCTTGGGTTTTCGTCATCGCATGGGATAAGTTGGTTAAAATCGTCTGTCTTGTATTGTAGAGTTTCAGCTGATTCAATTCGGCGGGGGTCAATGAATCTTTTCGCTGATTCAACGCCCGGCGTTTTTCCACGAACGCGCCAAGCTTTTCAGGGATTCCCTGACCTGTTTCCCATATTGAATAAGGTATTTCGGAAGCTGTAAATTCAAGCCATTTTTTAGCATCTTGTGCTTCTATCAAGCTATTCGACGCAGACAGATAATCTTTTTTACTTACGGCCGTTTTTTTCTTCATATATTCCGGGTCCGATCCGTAGGTTTGAGAGCCCATCCCAAGCAATATCAATGCAGTAAAAGCCGTATTAACAGGAACGTTATCTTCTCTCATCACATCATAAATATCACCCCATGCCATTGGATAAAATAGTTGCCCAAATCGAGTCGCAGTTAATTCTTTCCCGAAATAATCCTCTCGGTTAATCAGGTCATACACAACGCCAAGCTGTGGCGATAATTTGCTTCTGGCAAACTGTTGGATAATATCGCTAACTTTTTTCGCCCCGAATTTTTTCTCTGTTAAATCCGTAACAATTCCGGCCTGATTTTTTGTTTTACCCGCTAAGATTCGAGACAAAAAAACAATCGGCTGCTGTAATCCAAATAATGGATCAAGCCGTCGATTCCCGACTTTTATTTTCATAAAATCGGATGACAACGGGCTTCTTTCAACCGAAACTGTTTTTTCTTCTTCATCCGGAAGCAAGGCGATCATCATTGTAATAATGCTGGCATAAATCGCCGCAAGCCCAACGCCTAACCTGGCGTACTCTTTGGCAATCATCCGGTACGCACGTTTGTTTTTCCCTGCGATTGACTGGAATGGAGTTGTTACAATTCTTCCAAGCACTTCAAACCTGCTTGACACATATCGGCCAGAGAAAAAGAGCCGATTCATAGCCAACGCCGCCGGTTCAAAACTTCCCAAATTTCCTCTGCCGGTCGAAACATTGACCCAGTTGGCCCACACCTTCGCCTCATCTTCTGTCATTTCTCCATTTTTTCCGATTGTTTTATACCCAATATCAAATAAATCGGCTCGCATAATATTGAAAAATGCGGTTGCCCCCTGATCGAAATTCTTAAAGATTGGTATTTTATAACGCCAGTAATTCATCACAGCTTCTTCGGTTTTTGATAAACTCATTCCCTCCGTGATAAGCACAACACCTGACCGTTTATACAAAGGGGCATTTTCACGGTTAAATATATCTTTGTTTATCTGATACAATTTTTTGGCTGAAAAGAATGCCTGCATGGATTTTGCAAATGCCTTTCCCCATTTAATAGGATGAGAGGCCATATAGACACCGCCCTGCCGTGCCGAATAAGAAAATTCACCGGTTGGCATAAACAATCTGAAAAAATCCCACGCTGGCCCTACATAATCTTTGAACGTTTTCGGTTTCAATTTGGCTTGTTCATGCCGGATTTCGCTTCGCAGCATATTTCGCTTGTATTCCAGAAACAGAATCCGTTTGTCAGCGATGGGTTTTTCCTTAATTTTCGGCTGAATATCGCCTTCATTGATACGCCGTTCAAGTTCCGTGATAGATTTCCCAAGCCGTTCCTTTTGGGCTTGCGGACTGCCGGATAGTTGTTTTTTAAGCCCGTCCCGAATATCACGCAAAACCTGAATGGGTTCTGTCGCCTTTTTTGTTTTTACTGTTTTAACTGGCAGTGTCCCGGATTCCAAGTGCTTCTTGAGTTCTTCGATTTTATCCGATAATCGTTTTTTTGTCCTATTGTCCGATATTTCATCATTGATCGCTTTTATTTTTGTCTCAATGTCCCGTATGGCTTCGCTGGTTGCGGATGGCTCACGTGTTTTCGTTTCAAACACGCCGGAGTTGAGCTTTTCCTCTACTTCAAGAAGTCGTTTTTCTAACTGCTTACGGCGAGCCGGTTCGCTTCGGCCCAACTGCTTCCGTAAATCTGATACAACCGATCGAAGCTGCTGTGTCGCTTCATCACCAGACGGAGTTCTTTGCTTCGATTCCGGCAGCGTCCCTTCGTTAAGATGTTTCTGTAAAGTGTCAATTTTATTCTGTAAGGCGGTTTTCGTTGTGGACTCTTTGATCTGTCCCCGCAAGACATTTATTTCGTCTTGAATGGATTGGAGTTTGTCGTGTAATTCTCCGCGGCGATGTACGGTAATTTCACCCGCGGCCATTTGCCTATTCAGCTCATCAAGCTGTTCATTCAGTTTTTTCTCCATTGCAGGGTCGGACGTTTGAAGCCATTTACGCAAAATATCTCTTGTTTTGCGAAGCTGTTCGATCCGTAACGGGACGACCCTTTTCGCTTTTTGGGGTTTCATCTCTCCCGTTTCAAGATACTTATTCAGAGTATCTATATTTTCACGAACATTTTTTTCAAGTTTCGGCTCTCGGCGGATTTCGTACAGTCTTTTTTGAAGCGCCGTTGTTTCCTTTGCTTGACGGGTCGTTTCCTCAATGAACATCTCGGCTAAAAATTCACGCCGGATTTCAGGGAATATTTTTTGCATCGCCACCACAACGTCGTCAAACGTCTTAATGTTCGCATCCTGACTTGCCAGATTCATGGCAATCTGCGTAAGGTTCGTTGCTAATTCAGAACAATCGGCCATCTAACACCCATCCTTTAAGAGCTGTCGGGTTCGCTCTACGAGGTCATTCAGTTCAATTTGTTTATCCGCTTGGTTCATTTTTTTGTACCGGCTGACTTTCCCTTCCTTGACACGCTTCATAGCGTTCATCTCATTTATCCTTGCCTCTAATCGCTGGATTGTTTCGTTCATCTTAGAAAGCTGGGTGCCTAATTCCTCAAACTTTTCTGATTCGGCTTTTGATAAGGGCTTCCCCTTCGCTTTTTTGGACTGATATTTCAATGAGATAACATCCCATGCTTCATTGAGGGTGATTTTTCGGGCGACTAACGCTCTTGCTGTTTCCGTTCCGGTTTTATGCCCCGCTTCGCTAATCGTGTCAAATTCCGCCTCAACTCGATTTAACTTCACGGTCAAATCGTCTATTTCAGAATCGGTTTTTGCTTGTGAACGCTCTCTGACAAGATTTTCGTATTCTGTTTTTAATTGAACAAGCCGTGCTGTGAATCCGCCAACTTCGTCATCCGTTAAAACCCGCTTTGTTTTTAAGACCTCATTGGCGATAGACAAAGCATTTTCGGGTACTTTCTGTTCTACTCCATTGGCAACCATTTTCTGAAATGATTTACGCTCTCTCGATGCAATCCCACCAAGCCCCATTTCTTCACGGCTTTTTTCAATATCCGCCTGCCGTAAAGATTGTGTGATTCCAGAAACGGCCTGATTGACTTCCTCGGATGTGTTGGCCGTTGCGATTTTTGCAGACGCTTCTTTCGCCCCTTCCTGTGCCGGGGGGGCGGGGGAAAGAATCTTTCTCTCATTCAAAATGATTGTGTTATCTGTTGTCTTATTTCCAAAAACACCACCTGTATCATTTTTTATTCCAACAGCATCAAACCCCTCATTGATAAATTGCTCTCGACCGATTTTTGCCAACTCGTCGCCAATGACATTATATTTCTGCTTCCATTTATCAATTATTTCTTCGCTCTTTGATAAATTAGCATCATATTCTTGGTCGCTCATCCCTTCTTTGAATTTTAATAAATTGTCAACAATTTTTCCATAATCAACGTCTAATTTTCTAAGCTCTTTTAATTTTTCGTAATAGGCATCGTTTTTTAACGATAAGTATTTTTCGACCTCAGTACGATTTTCAAATTGTTTTATGTTCGCTGTTTTTGATAATTTAACCTCTAACTGCTCTTGTTCTCCTTCTGTCAGCATTATTGGCTTGTCGGTCGATTTCGTATTGATACCTAATGGCATTATATCCCCAGCCGCCGCCTTGCCCCGTTTGACAATAAAACCTTCTTTTTTGATTTTTCCTGCAATATCCGGCGTTGTTTGATGATATAGAGAAAAATAGTCCTCTTCCCCCTCTCCCCCTGCCTGTGGCTCGATTTGAGCTGGGGTTTGACTGGGTATAGGAAACTCGACTTGTCCACTTTCCACAGGACGCTCTACGATTGGCTGTGCTGCGTCAATTTGGTCGAACACAGTTCCGCCCGTCTTTTCCGGCGTTTGGCTAACAGGCGTTGAAATAACCCCCGTCTCGACGGGTTTAGCCGCTTCCGCCGCAGGTGTTTGGGCGGGAATGGGGAGATTTCTACCAAAATCCTTTGTGACTGCCGGCTGTTTCGTTTGTGGCTTATTTGTTTGGATTGAACCGGCTCCGCCGTATTTAGCTGTAACCCGTTCCCATTCCGCCCGTGCCGCCGGATCGGATGGGTTTGCTGCATAGCCGTTTCGGGCGTTCAAGACCTCTGCCTTTGCCTGTGCATGGGAAATATCCCGATGTGTCGCCGCGTCAACCTTTTTAGCAAATTCAGGGTTTGTCGCCTTAAAATCAGCCCATTTCGTAAATTTCTTGACGGCAGGGAAAACAAAGGGTATCCCTGCCGAAATAAGCACGTCCTCAATTTTTCCGCCTTGTGATGCCGTTAATCCGGCAAATAAAGCCGATTCTGCGGAGTATTTAATGGGTGTAGGCAGTTTACCCAATTGCCCCAATGTTCCGGCCATCGCCGCCCCTTGCCCCGGGATTCCGCCCTCGGACTGGTTAATAATTTCCCATGCCACTGCATCGGGAATGACCGTTCCGGCAGGAATGAGTTTTTTGGTAATGAATAACTGGGTAACAAAGGCCCCCAGTCCAGCCCCAACATCCGTAATTTTTTCAGCTTTGGTTTTAGCTTCGGGGACTTCGATATTTGCCGCCGGCCGCAACCCCTTCAACTGTTCAATGCCCTGCTCTGTTTGTGCTTTACGTTGCGGGGAGTAATATGATGAAGTCAACGCCCACCAGATTTTAGGGAGTGTCCGTATGTCATCTAAGAATGTTGGCTTGTCGTCAGGATTTCCGGTTTCCTTAAACCGTTGCTTTTTGACTTCGTATTGCTGCATGAATGGGTCGGATGCCAGCTTGTCAAAGGCCCCTTCCAGAGTCGAAAAACCCTCCACGATGGACGAACTGGGGCGATTCTTTTCAATCAAATCCAACGCTGTTTTGTTGGCATATTGCTTTATTCCGCGCTGAATCAGATTGTCTCTTTCAGGTTCTTCCGTGCCAAAACCCGGGTCCGCAATAACCGCATCAAACACTGTCCCTGACATTGTCCCTGATACGGGATTTTTTTTCGGCTCTTCAACAGTAATCGTATCAAATATGCTCATATCAGTCAATTATCCAGCCCAAACGACGGGATTCACTTTCAGCCAATGCTTTCAGTTCTTCCATCGATAGATTCGGATTCTGGGCCTTGAGGGTTGTAAATAACTTTCGGGCGGTGTCGATATCCATCTTCCGCGTTTCTGCCGGTAAGGATTCAATATACGCATCAAACTCCGGCGTTCCGGGTGATAGTTCAGGGCGGCCCTGTTTTTCAGTTCCTTGCGTGATGGCTCTGGCGTAATCCGCCTTATCTTTCAGTCCCATTCCACCGGCTCGCTTTTGCGGTGTCTGCGCCTGTGCCGGCTGACCGGTAGATGGATTGTCGCCCGGCAGTGGTATGTTGGGCTGCATAAAGTCCCCAACCCCTGAATTGGCAGCCAAAGCCATCAGTGAAGGTCTTGGAAGTGAATCAAGAAGAGAGGTTCCGGACGGCGCTGATGTTGATGAGCCGGATTGACTGGAAGGAGTCATTAAAGGTTCTGCGACAGATCCGGATTGTCCACCGGTCCCGTTCAATGAAACCCTCTCGGCCTGTCCGGTTGCCCGATTGACGCGGAAAAGCTCTTTGGTTGCCGGGTCTGTAACGACTTGCCAATCCGTTGTTCTGGGTTGCCTCATAGATTCCGAAAGGGCGGCATTCAAAAGCGATTCCCGCATTCCGGTATCAGTGTTCCCGCCAAACGCACCGCCGATACCCTGCAAAATCCCGCGAAATCCAGAATCCCGTTGTGTCGGTTTATTGATGGCCGCTAAGACATCCTGAATCTTTCCGCCCTGCGAAATAACATCCGTTATCCGGTCTAACTGCTCCCGTTGCTGGCGCTGTTGTTCGGCCTGACCAAGCGTTTTGAAAATATCCGCAATGGCCTGTGAGCTTTGTTGAAGCGGCGTAATCCCAAGCCGTTGGTTTTGGTTTCTAAGGTCTAATACCTGACGTTCCATATTATCACACCTTTCCTAAAGCATTAGCCAACGTTTTTGTATTTAGTGAATTAGCCCATGCCCCAATTCCAGTACTTAACAGTGGGCTAATCTGTGAAAAGATACTGGGTTCTTGAGCATCTACCGTAACCCCCGGCTGACTTCCCATAATCGTTTGAAGCAGAGGGATGAGATAGCTCTGTGTTTGGTTCGATTGCGTGGTTTGCTGATTAAACAAGGCATTCAATTTATTCTGTTGTGTCGCCTGATCGGCCTGCCCCAAGCTTTCCAGAACCGGGATAAGATTTACCCGTCGATTGCGTTCCTGATTGGCGAAATCAGCCAGCGAAGCGGATAGATTGCTTTGGACATCGCTGACCGCCCGCCCCAGAACATCCCGCCCTGGCGTTGAAGTCAAATTGCCGGAAAGTTGCAAAGACCGAGATAACCGGTTGGCAAGCAGATTGCCCTCCTGCATTGTTTTTTGAATGACACCCTGCACTTCAGGCAGTGAGAAAATATCCGTTGGCTGCGCCATTTGCGTTGCAGTATCACGAGCCAATATCTGCTCCCGCGTCGGCGTATCGGCGACTCCCTGAAGCGGCACGTTCGGCATCCCTGAATTGGACAAATCAATCAGCCGATTCCTGGCATCCTTGACGTATTGCTCTTCGGGAATCGTCGAAAAACTTGTGTCGCTGCTCCCGCCGCCGAATACTGAATCTAAAAGTCCCATAGTGTTTACCTCGTTTCTTTCAAGTTCTATAACTGGCTGATATACTGTGAATAAGCATCTGACATTTCATCTAATAAGCCGTAATTGATATGTGAAACATCTTCTTCATTGCCCGAATCCGCAAACGACCCTCGACGTAATTCGGTTTCTTCCGTTTCTTCCTCTATAAATGGCACGCCGCCATCTTCCCACGTTACGCCGCCCGTAATGGTTCCTGTCAATTCCGCCGTTCCGCTGCTTACAGGGTTTCCGGTTCCTTCATCAAAATTGAACGCCAGTCCAGCGCCTGCGTCCGCGATGTCATATTTCTTGCCTTTTCCGCCGTTATAAATAGCCAGCACTTCGGCTTCGGACAGTGCTTTCTTATAAACGCGAAAATCGTCAAGCGAACCTGTAAAAAAATCTCCGTACAAGGGAATAGTTTCAATATAGGCACATCCAAAAGTAGCATCGGCCGTATTATCAAGATCAATTCCACTAAAATAACTTGTAAGCTGTGGGGATCCGGCAACGCCATCTACATAAGCAATAATGTAACCACTTCTATCGCAGGTCACAATGACTGACATCCATTCTCCAATGGTTACACTCCCAATCTCCACGCTCATTAATTCACCGGACGCGATGAATAAATAAGAGAGATACCCGCCTCCAGTTGCTGTGAACGCATACCCCTTCGCCCCTCCTTGGAGATATTTCCTAAAAATTGTTTCGTTCTTACCGGAATATTCCTTTTTCAACCAAAAACTAATACTAAAATTACCCGTCCCCAAATTCAATGCCGCATCATTCGGAACGGTGATAAATCCTGTCGAACCGTCAAACGTCAGATATTTATTCGCCATACAATCCTCGCTTTCCATCAGCCACTCTTCGGCCAGAATGACAAAGTCGTAAAAGTCCACCCGGCAATCGCCGTTGATGTCGGCTCTCAAGGCCATACAAAACGGCGAACAGAACAGGGTTGTTAATAGTATTATTTTCCACACAAAGGGCCTCCTATGTTTATGGTTGATGATACTGTCAT